GGGCAGGTGGTTCTACCACGAATTGCCTGAGCTACTTCTTCCGGTACACTCACTTCAAGATTCTTGACCCGCTCCACGAGTCTCTCAAGTGCATAGCACCCGTGAGAGGTCGTGAGGGGGGCAATGTCCCCTTTAAAAGAGGTCTTGAAGAGAGAACTGGTCTTACGTTTCTGGGATCTTCCACCGTCCTTCTTAACGACGAGGTCAAGTGGTTGCCAGTAAGTGTAATGCGACTCTGCATACACACAACGGGCTTCCACGAGATCACGTGCCAAGACCTTCCTGCCTTCACCTGTGGGGAGCTTCTCCTCGGACCATTTCTGGGCGAGGTAGAAACCCTTCCTATCGGTGGGGCGCGGAAGGAAAGGACGAGGGAAGAAACCTCTGTCTCGGAAAGCGCGTCCTCCGCAAAGGGTCTCAAAGTCCTCCAGAGTGGATATTCTGGAGCAAGCCGCGGCAAGCTTCTTACGGAGCTTGACCCCGACATTGAGACCCCTCCCTGTGTAACCGAGTCCTCCTACAGCGGCGGGAAGCCGCATGCGTGGGTCCCGGCTTGCCCAGGGAAAGCGTGTGCACATCACCCTCTCCAATCTGCGAAGATAGACCTTGTCACACGGCGGGGCCGTGATCGGGGCCTTGACCTCGCACGACGGGATTGGAGGAGGGCGATGCATACCAGAGACGCGCGATCCGTACTGTCCCAACCGCCCGAAGAGCTCACATGCGGTCCAATTAGGTCCGATGAAAGTCTTCGACCGGTTGACTGCGCCCCCCACGGCAGTGATGGCGGTCTCATACTCATCCAATTGACTCGGATGAGTGATGACGCCAACACCGTCGTCACCGTGGGTGACGTAGGAATCAAAGGCCTGGGATGCCCAGGCGTTGATCCAGGACAGTACTGGAAACGACAGAGGTGTCCCCATTGGACTTCCTCGCTCCATCCGCCTGACACCCTTCTCAGTGTGCCAGACAGCGGTTGGTTCCAATCCGAGAGTGGTCTTGGCCTGTGCCAGCTCCGTAGAGGAGATGGCACCAGCCTCGAACCACCCATCGACTACTGCCCCAATGGCATCGAGCTTGAGTCCGTCTGTTGCCGACGTAAGGTCGACAGAGACGAACATCTTGCCCTTGCCATGGAGTGGAGGCGGAAGCTTGTCGCAAGGGAAGGGGGGAATGGTCCAGTGAGACTCGGGCATAAGCTCGTGTCTCGTCCGGATCCAATCCCCCTCGATGTAGGTAAGAGCGTCGGGAACCCCGACGACTCTTGCCTTCATACCTGGCGCTGCCACTGGCACGGGTTTGAGTTGAAGGTACCTGGGTCCCGGTGTTTGTTGCTCACGATCTGCGAAGATCGCTCGCTCAACACCAAGATCCAATCCACCAACTCCTCGAAACCCACGGGCGAGCAGTACACCAGCCGCGCGAACAGCTTCCTCTCCATCCGGGAAACGGGTGTCTACCTCACCGGCAAGAACGGAACGGCACAGCCTGAGACAGTACTGTCCCAGGGAGTCCTGTGCCATCCGCCCAACGATCTCGGATGGGTCCTTTCGGCCCACCCTACATCGCCCAATGAGGTATTCACCCATCTTCCTGAAGTAGCAGTCGATGCCACCTTTAGATGCAGGCATCTGAAGGCAGCCGGACCGGGAGCTTGGAAGACGCACTTCACGGAGCTTTCTTCGGACGTTATATCTAACGTACTCCCGAATACCGTCAAGTGCC